ATGACGAAGAAAAAAGCACATAAACCTGGTTCAGCGACCATCGCGCTTAACAAGCGCGCCCGTCACGAATACTTTATCGAAGAAGAGTTCGAAGCGGGACTTGCCCTGCAAGGCTGGGAGGTTAAATCCCTGCGCGCAGGAAAAGCCAATATCAGCGACAGCTACGTCCTTCTGCGTGACGGAGAGGCATTTCTGTTTGGCGCTAACATCACGCCAATGGCCGTGGCCTCCACGCATGTGGTGTGCGATCCTACCCGTACCCGCAAGTTACTTCTCAACCAGCGCGAACTGGACTCATTGTACGGTCGCGTCAATCGAGAAGGCTATACCGTAGTGGCGCTCTCCCTGTACTGGAAAAATGCCTGGTGCAAAGTGAAAATCGGCGTCGCCAAAGGTAAAAAACAGCACGATAAACGTTCAGATATCAAAGAACGCGAATGGCAGGTGGATAAAGCACGTATCATGAAAAACGCCCACCGTTAAACCTGCACTCCAATTATTGACCAGTTCCTCACCGCGCCTCCCTCTCCGGCGGCGCGAATGAACATCTTATTGGCTATCACATCCGACACAAATGTTGCCATCCCATTGCTTAATCGAATAAAAATCAGGCTACATGGGTGCTAAATCTTTAACGATAACGCCATTGAGGCTGGTCATGGCGCTCATAAATCTGGTATACTTACCTTTACACATTGGGGCTGATTCTGGATTCGACGGGATTTGCGAAACCCAAGGTGCATGCCGAGGGGCGGTTGGCCTCGTAAAAAGCCGCAAAAAATAGTCGCAAACGACGAAAACTACGCTTTAGCAGCTTAATAACCTGCTTAGAGCCCTCTCTCCCTAGCCTCCGCTCTTAGGACGGGGATCAAGAGAGGTCAAACCCAAAAGAGATCGCGTGGAAGCCCTGCCTGGGGTTGAAGCGTTAAAACTTAATCAGGCTAGTTTGTTAGTGGCGTGTCCGTCCGCAGCTGGCAAGCGAATGTAAAGACTGACTAAGCATGTAGTACCGAGGATGTAGGAATTTCGGACGCGGGTTCAACTCCCGCCAGCTCCACCAAATAAATCAAGGGGTTACGTGAAAGCGTAACCCTTTTTTCTTTGGTAGTGGCGGCAAAATGGCGACAGACTTTTGCGTCCATCTTGCCTGTCGCCATCTTGAAATCATGCAAAGAGGTTTCACATGGAAGAACTTCACTTTGTTTACATCAATGCAAATGGTCGTATCGGTGTTCACTCTATACAGAGCATCAGTTATAGCGAAAATCATATACAGGGCATTTGTAAGAACACCGATCGAATAAAAACCTTCCGAAAAGACCGCATTCTTAAACAGTACGATTCACCAGAACAAGCCATTCAGGAATGCGCGTCATTCCTCCCCGAAAGCTACTCACATCTCACTAAGCAGTCTGGTCCGAAAAAAAATACATTCGATGTGTGTTTCACCGGATTTAAGAAAGCAGATAAAGAAAGATTGGTTGATAAGGCGAATGAACAAGGATTAACGGTAAGAACCTCTGTAACCCAAAGCCTTCAGATGCTCTGTTGCGGTTACAATGCAGGCCCATCAAAAGTATCGGCAGCCAGGATGAAAGGCACAATCATCATAGATGAGCCTGGCTTTATACATTTTCTTGAAACGGGTGAGATCCCAGATGAATAAAAACCTGCCGTAGCAGGTTCTCTTTCTCAAAAATTCATATGCCCCTGACCACCTGGCAATGGATGTGGAGGAGCAGTAGCAATCAGTGCGGGTGTCACAATAAACCGGACCACTGTTTCATGAGTAACAAAAGTGCTCCCGCAGTTAATATTTTGGCACTGGCAGTAACGCTCTTTGGTGCTTTCAGTTACTTGAAAACTGCTCCTTGTGTGTGCCGCATGACCACACTTTGGACAATTCATCATATCCAGATCCCTACCTTTGCTATCAGAATCATTGTAATGATACACAAAATATCAATATTGAGAACACTTTATTCCATTTCAAGATCATCAATCTTCACTTCGAGTTCAATACTGGTTGTAAAACCGTTATCCGGGCTGACGGTATGTGTCAGAGTCGTAATGGTCCATTCCGCATCATCTATCGGCTGTTTAAAACCACTGACCTTCACAGGCATTTCCGTGTAGAGATCTGCCCGCCCTTCTGCCAGTTGTAGCGAAAATGACGCAACGCCGCGTTGCAGGCGTTCCCACTGCATTTTCGCCGCTCGTTCGGCGTTGCTCCGGTTGGCATAAGTGCCATTAAGTACCAGCACGTTTTCATCCGTACCCACCAGGTAATCGCCCTGCTTCGCTTCTGGCTCTTTCTTCTGCTTCTTAGTTCTGCGCTTACGCTTCACCGTGGTGCTTTCTTTCTTCGCAGGTTCGCGGGTATGCAACCAGCTGGCAATTACGCCCGTGTAGGCTCCGCGATCTGCCAGGGTAAATCGGTGACTGTCGCCGTCCTTGCGTGTGATAGTGATCACTGGCAGAGGTTTACCAGTGGCGCTTTTGCCCTGCCCCTGCCTGATGAATAACAGATTGCCATTTTTCACCGACGCGATGGCACCGTACTGTCGCGCCAGCCGCATCAGAAAACTGCCGTCACTCTCATTAGTCTGGTCTATATGCTCCACGGGCTTATCCGACAGGTCTTTACCCAGTGCCATCTTCAGCTTGTGCCGCACGGCTATTTCCTTCACCACTTCCCCGACGGTGGTCTTATGCCACGATTTTTCACGGCGGGTATTCAGCGTTTCCCGAAAATCAGCACTTCGCGCCCGGATAGTCAGGCGGTCCGGTGCGCCAGTGTGTTCAATCTCGTCCACCGTGAATGCTCCTTTCGGGAAAAGCGGCTGCCCCTTCCAGCCCAGCGCCAGCGTAATGACAGCACCACGGCGCGGCAGCGCTATTTTTCCATCGGCGTCGTCCAGCTCCAGATCAAGCTGGTCCGCTTCAAAGCCCCGGTTATCCGTCAGCGTCAGCCTCATCAGGCGGTTATCCAGCACAGTGGTGATATCCCTGCCCTCAATACTGATGCTGAATGCGGGAGTTTTGTTGCCTTTGTTAAGCAGTTCAGAGCTGAAATTCACGACAGCAGCCCTCCCACCGTTTTACCGATATCGCTTAAGGCAGACGTTGCCGTGTCCTGCAGATTATTCAGTTGCGTACTGAGATCACCGAACATATCGGACAGGGATTCATCCACCCGTTTGAGCGACAGGGTGAACTCAATCCGGCGCGGCATACCATCGCGGAAAAACTCCGTTTTAGTCTGATTTATTCCCTCAATCACATACATGCCGTAAATGGTGCCGCTGCCTTCAATCAGGGGCCATGCTTTCCCCTGTTCTGCCATCTGCTCCAGTGCCAGCAACGACAGCCTGCCACCTGTTATCTCCGGCATAAGAACACCGGAAAGCGTCAGCATGTCGTTGTCCGGCCCCAGAAACTGCGTGGACGGACGTCGGTTTACCCGGCTGTTTGCCGCATGTCGCCAGCTGCGTTGATACTGCAGCTCCTGATACGGCACGGTGCGCAGCATAAACACGTACAATCCCAGCACCATCATCATGCGTCGTATCCCCCCTGATCGCTGTAGTTACTCCTGGCTTTTGCCTTCAGCCTGCGTTCACGTTCATCAAGCTGGCGGGCCACCTCCCGCGCAATATCCTGCGCACTTTGTCCTGGCTGCGTCTGGATGATGATCTGCGTCGGTGCCTCAATCCTGTAAACGGGCGGCACAGTGGCTGCGCGACTCACAATTGCTTCTCCACCTTTCGCGGGAAGTGCCAAAGGGTGCAACGGTGGAAGCTCTGCTGGCGCGGCAGCAACGCCCATCATTCCGGCGACAACCGCAGCCAGTGCAGCGGTATTTCTCCGGCTGGTCACGTTTGCCGGGCCGTTGACAATTTCAGGCCCGTTTTCACCGACAATGCCAAACTGCCCGCGCGGGATATACCCGCCGCTGTCATACATCCCCGCAAAGCCATATCCCCATGATGGAAAACCACCCGATGGTATCATCACTTTACCGTCTGCATTCACCGTCACAGGTTGCTGACGCGTCACGCTTTCCGGCAGTTTTGCCTTTGCGGCCTCTTTACTGACAATGCCAAGTTTCTCCAGTAACCAGGAAACACCGGATTTCAGGGAGTCCAGCGGATGCATAACCATATTCAGCCCTTCCGCCAGTGCCTCCCCGAATCGTCGCCCCATTGCCGCTGCGCTCTGCAGTTCGGCAGAGGTCGACTTAACGGGCGTCAGCAGATCAGTAAACCAGCCCCACAGCGCCTGTACTTTATCGCCAATCCACTGAAATACAGGCTTAAGTGGTTCGAATGCTGCACTGACGGGACTAGCCGCCGCTTTGAATCCTTCCACCACGCCACCGAGAAATGCGTTGATGGGTTGCCAGTATTTCCAGACAACCAGTGCCACACCCGCCAGTGCAGTAACCACAAGACCTATCGGACTGAGCAGAGCACCTAACAGACCAGATATGGCATACAGGGCAACGCGCAGCATCGCCAGCGGACCGGATGCCAGTACTCGCAGCACCGCGCCTGCGGCAGCCAGTCCACCGCGTAGTGCTGCCAGTGGATTCATAAACATCACAACAACAGCACGTAAACCGGATAATCCAGACCGCAACAGTGCAACCGGCACACCTGCTACAGTTTTCAGGACATTCCCCGTCAGTGATGCCGTGCGGTGCAAAGACGACAACGGCGCAGTAAGTAAACCCGCTGCGTTGCCCGATGAAGCAAGCCCGCGTCGCAGCAGTGCCAGTGGAGCGCCAGCTAACCAAGACAACGCTCTGCTGGTTCGTGTTACTGCTGCCGTAACGGAAGGTAACGTTTTGATACCCAGCACAGAGAATCCCAGACGGATGACTGCCAGCGGCCCCAGCACTGCAGCCAGCGCCACCGCTAAGGTGCCGAGGCCTACGGTAACCGCAGCCACAACAGCCGCTACTTTCATCAGTGTGCCTGTCAGTTCCGGGTTAGCTTCCACCCAGCGGCGCAACGCCCCCGTGATGCTTTTCACCGTGTACAGAATATCCATCAGCGGCTGGCGCAGCGTTTCGCCCAGGCTGCTGAAGGTGTTCTGCGCTCCGGTTTTGACCAGCAACCACTGAGCAGAAAGTGAGTCTTTGTTGATGTCGGATTCTTTCTGCATGGAACCGAGCGCATCATTGCCCGCTGTCAGTTTTAGCTGGCGCTGCAGTTCCTGAAGGTTGTTTGCCAGTTTCGCCGCGTCATCACCAAACTCTTTACCAAACAACATGGTCATGGCAGACAGACGCTTGTCCTGCGGCAGTGCGTTCACCTTCTCCAGCACACGCTGGATAGTTCCCATCGCATCCTTCGTCATCTGCTTTTCAATCACTTCAGGATTGAGTTTCAGCAGATTCATCCCTTCAAAGAAACTCTTGCTTTGCATGGTGGCAATGGACAATTCACGCACCATCGCGTTTGCTGCACTGGCTGCAACCTCCGGCGCAGCGCCCAGTGTCAGAAAGGTGGAACCCAGTGCCGCCGCTTTACGATAATCCAGACGGTCAGCCACACCGCCCAGACGTTGCATCACATCAATGATGTCCGCCCCTTTCGACATGGCGTTATCATCCAGATAGTTCAGCGCATCGCCGAGCTGTTCAATATTGCGGGTAGGTATTTTGTAGAGCTGGGCGATTTTCCCCAGACTTTCTGACAGTTCATCCGCTGGCAGCTCAAAGGCTGTTGCCGCCTTTGCTGCCGTACTGGCGAAGGCCAGCAGGTCACGTTTCTGGTCTTCCCAGCTGTCGTCAGGGTCTGCGACGTTCATGCGCGCACCACCTTCAACCAGTGCAGCGAAGTCCACCGCACCGTTTTCCATCGGCAACTGTTCGCTGGCAGCCTTGATGGCATCCTGCATTTCATAAAAACGTGCAGTACGGTTTCCATTATCGTCACGCAGACCATTGACCTGCTTTGCCACACCTTTCATGGCATCTTCCATGCTGGTATAGCTTTTTACTGCCGCCATCACTGGCGTCCCCATTGCCAGCCCTGCAGCCGTGGTAGTGGCTCCGGCTCCTGCAATACGATCGCGCACCTCCAGCGAACGGGCATAACTGGCACGCGCCGCATTCATCCTGCGCTGAGCTTCACCCAGTCGCTTCAGCCGCGCCTCCTGTTTCGACAATTCCTGGTTATAACGTGATGTTTCACGGGCTAAACGGGCAGTTGCTCCCGCATCATCTTTCGCAGAAATTCCCGCCCGGTACAGTTCTGCACGCACAAGCGCCGTTTGCTTCTGCAAATATTTTTGTTGTTCTTCCAGGCGTTGGACTGCCAGCGTTTGCCGACCTAAAGCCACAAGGTGCCGTTGTGATGGTTGTTCCATCGCCTCCAGCTCAGAGCTAAGCAAATTAGCCTTCTGTCTGGCATAGTTCAGCCTGTCGCCTAACTTCTTGTTATCGGCCTGCAGCTTGCGAAATTTTTCCAGGCTGTTACCCGCCTGATTGAGTTGCTTTAATGCGTCACGGGAGTTTCTGATTGCACCAGCCAGCTCTTTCGAACTGGCCTGTGCAGCACGGAATGGGCGGGTGAGTTTGTCAACCGCATTAAGAATGACCTGCAGGCGCAGGTTGTTATCACTCATCGTTGGCCCCGCTTCTCTGAATCGCTTTATACCGCCATTCCAGCACTTCGGTCAGCGGCATAACGTCAGTAACGGATGGCGGCCAGTGAAAAATGGTGGCGATATCTGCCACCAGATCGTCAACCGTCAGGCTGTCGGTAAACCGGCAAGCACCGACTTCTTCAACAAAAAAGTGACAACCTCAACCGACATGGCTGTGAGATCTGCCGGGTCCATCTCTGCGATTTCCTGTGCAGTCAGTGCCGGACTGGAGATGCGGGGGATCACGGTCATCATCGCGTTCACATCCATATCCATAATGGCCTGCAGGCGTGTGCCGCGCAGCGCACCAGACTGCGGTTTACGCAACACAATTTCGGTAATTTCTGTTTTACCGCGCATGATGGGGGTATCCAGTTGAATGGTCTTTTCAGTCTGTTTATCGCTCATTTTGTTGTCCTGTAAATTAGGTTCTGGCGCGGCATTCCGCGCCGTTCAGATACATCAGAGGCCGAGGGCGTTGCGGTGCGCTTCCATCAGGTCCACACCGTCCACAATTTCCACCATGTTGATAAGGTCCACTTCATAGAGCACCTCACCATTGATGGTCAGCTTCGCGTAGCTGTTGGTACTGGTCACTTTGGTGGTGTTGCTTTCGCCCGTCTTCCACTCGCCGGAATCCACTTCTTTGTGACGTCCACGCACGACAAGCTCCACGGCCTGCACTTCCCCGGTATCGTCACGCTGGATAGAGCCGGTAAAGCGCAGCTGGATGCCATCCACCGTGGATTTGCCCATCTGCTTAAACAGCAGCAGTTCAGTACCACCAATGGAAAATTCTGTATCCAGTGCACTGTCATCCAGTCCCAGATCCACATCCACCGCCCCCGGCATACCGCCGCCGCGATACTTCTCATATTTGCGGGTGAATTTCGGCAGCGTCAGCGACTCAACGATCCCCTGCCAGTTGTTCCCGTCGTTAAACAGGTTCAGATGTTTTAATTTGCGTGGTAAAGCCATGTTGTCCCCTTACGCGCTGACCTGGCTGGCGAAATTCACCAGGTACTGATCGGTGATGCGCTGGCGCAGCATCAGATTTTCAAGTGGCGGCATTGGCGTGTAGTCATAGTCGATGGTGAGTTTTCCGGCTTTCAGCGTGTCTTTGTCGTTCACCGACTCATCCAGCCAGCAATCACCACCAATGAGATACCCCTGACTGACCAGGCTGCGCATTTTGGCGCGGATACCTTCGATAATGTCGCGGGCCAGCGACGGGTTAAGCGGTTTATCCACCGCCCACATGTGTGCTTCTGCCATCGTGTCCATCAGCACCTGCGCCGTGCGGGTGTAGTTTTCGAAGGCAAAGAGCGGGTCATCACTCAGGCAGCGGGAACCCCAGAAGCGGAAACCGTCTTTACGCACAAGCGTGGTGACGTCGTTCTGGTTCAGCAGACCTGCATCGGTTGCCGGGTCCTGCAGATCCCAGAACACATCAGCAGAAATTCCGGTGACACCGTTCACGCCCACGTTGGACAGGCTTTTGTGCCATCCAGTCTGCTCATCAATTTTGGCGCGCAGACCGAGCGCACGAGCGGTGGCATATGCCGTTGCTTCGGCATTCAGCACCGTGTCCCAGCCAGTAAAGTCAGGCCAGATCAGCATCCCTTCGCGCTGGCTGAAGTTTTCGCGGTAAGTGATCGCCTCCTGCACTGTCTTGCAGCCATACGCTGACAGGTAAGCAAACCCACGCAGGCTTTGCGCCACGCTCAGCAACTCAGTAGCTACCGCCTTGGTGTCGTGGCCTGGCACGCCGAGAATGCGCGGTTTAACGCCGAGCTGTGACTGGGCAGATAACAGGGCTTTCATACCTGTTTTTTTACCTTCAGCAGTCACTGCGCCGATGATATTGGTCGTGGTTTCTTCTTCCGTTTCACCCTGCGGCACACGCACAACAACGGTCACGGGTTTTGCCTGGTCAGCGATGGCATCCAGCGAGCGGGCCAGTGTGCCGGACTCACCCGCTTTACCGCTGGCAGTCAGCACATCAGTGATCAGCACGGGTTTATTAAGAGGAAACATTTTTGCATCGGCATCATCGCCCGTGCAGACCATACCCACGATGGCGGTGCTCACCGTGGTAATAGATCGGGTGCCTTCGTTGACTTCAACAACGCGCACCCCGTGGTGGTAATCCTGAGCCATAGTGGCGAACCTCCTGATTGGATTAGGCTTCGCCCTATGTTGAAGTGATTGTGCCTGACAAACAGCTAAGCGCAGTTGTACCGTTATTCATACAAAATGACGGTATTTGTCTGCTTGCAGGGATAATCAACATAATGCTGATTCAGGGGGATTCATTGCTCTTATTTGCCGGAAATTTTCTATAAATTGTGGAAACACCTACATCAAAAATCAGTGCAATACGCTGTCTTGATTCTCCGGCCTCGAGTAAACGTCCAATCTGTGCCCACTGTTCGGTGGTCAACTTAGGACGGCGTCCACCTACTCTGCCTTTGGCGCGAGCTGCAGCAAGCCCCGCCCTGGTACGTTCAACTATCAGTTCGCGCTCCATTTCAGCCAGGGCACCCATGACATGAAAAAAGAAACGGCCCATTGGGGTACTGGTATCAATACTGTCAGTCAGGCTTCGGAAATTCACGCCACGCTGGCGCAGCTCTTCTATCAGCGTAACGAGATGCCGCATACTGCGCCCCAACCTGTCCAGCTTCCAGACAACCAGAGTGTCCCCTGCCGATAATGTCCTGAGCAGTTTTTTCAGTCCCGGTCTGTCGGACTTAGTGCCACTGATTTTGTCCTCAAAAATCCGCTCACATCCCGCGCAGTTCAGCGCACTACGTTGCAAATCGGTGTTCTGGTCATTTGTTGACACGCGTACATAGCCAATAAGCATGATCAATCCCCTGAATAAAAACCGGGGATGATGCCAGTTAGCCGTTATCTCTGCATTTTCATAAACGTTGGTTTGGGAGAAGGCTCTGCATTACCCGTTGGTGTCCCTGTTCCATGGCCTTCCGCCACTCCGCCAACAGGCTGGCTGAAATGCAACGGCGCGGCTTTTTCTGCTGAAGAATACCCGGAACTGGCAAAGGCTTATCCGACAAATAAATTGCCTGATTTACGTGGTGAGTTTATTCGCGGCTGGGATGACGGGCGCGGGGTTGACTCTGGACGAGGTTTATTGACGGCGCAGGCGGAAACAAAGATAACTAACCACCACGGCAATGGCGGTAATGCTGATGATATTTCGGCTGGTGTTTCCGGTTCACCTCCCAAAAACTTTGTCAGAAACGCGGATTCGGCAGTTAATGCTGGTTCTGGTTTTACCGCTTTTGGCTCTGGAAATTTGACAATGAATGGTGTTACTTCTTATTTCGGTGTCCGTCCACGCAACATCGCATTTAACTACATTGTGAGGGCTGCATAATGGATAGCACTGTATTAAATAGCGAGTTTATTGCCACGAAGGCGGGGAATATTACTGTCTATAATTATGATGGTGAAACACGGGAATATATTTCCATATCGACTGAATATCTTGCCGTTGGTGTCGGCATTCCGGCATGTTCCTGTTTAGATGCTCCAGGCGCATACAAAGCTGGTTATGCAATCTGCCGTTCTGCAGATTTTAACTCATGGGAATATGTGCCAGACCATCGCGGTGAAATTGTCTATGGCATCGAAACGGGGGAATCAAAAGAAATTACTGTGCCGGGGGATTACCCTGAAAATACGACCACTTTTGCCCCATTAACGCCATACGATAAATGGGATGGTGAGAAATGGGTAACAGATACCGAGGCACAGCATAGCGCCGCAGTAGATGCAGCAGAAGTACAGCGCCAGTCTCTGATTGATGCTGCTATGGCTTCCATCAGTCTGATTCAGCTGAAATTACAGGCCGGGCGGAAACTGACGCAGGCAGAAACAACCCGGCTTAACGCTGTGCTGGATTACATTGACGCGGTGACGGCAACAGATACCAGC